AGCATACATTGCGATGGTAGAAAAAAGATGGGATGCTGAAAGTGGTGAAGCATTAGCTGATACTGAAAGACAATGGTCTTTACCAGATTTAGAAAGAGAAAAAGCAAGATATGATGCTGATTGTGCAAGAGCAAAATCTTATAGCGATGGTTTAGCATTAGCAATAGAGGATTTCAAGAAACTTTAATTAATAAAACAAGGAGTTACAAGTGGCAAAAAAGAAAGAAGAGCCAAAGGTAAACATACTCGGCAAAGAGTATACACAAAAAGACATAGATGCTATGTCACCAGAAGCAAAAGCAATGCTTTCACACAGGCAGGATCTTATGAACAAAATAGAAAGAGCAAATTTTAACTTGGTTCAAATGCAATTTGGATTGAAAGCCTTTGAGGATGGATTGAGAGAACAGGGTTTAGGTGAAGAACCAAATCAAAAAACTAAATAACGGAGATTTTATCGTAGTCTATGAAAATATTAACACTTCTTATAATATTCCTATGGAGTACCAATTGCAGTCAAGGTTGGAGCATAAGCGGAATACAATTAACTCCAAGCGACACAACAACAAATACTGTGTTTCTAGAGATTGTAGATGCTGACTCAGTTGTTCATTGGTATCATGGAAGTATTAGTGATTATAACTGGTGTTATAAACATGAACAATATGAAGAGGTTATGGTAAAATAATGGATACTGCTTCATTAATAGAAGTATATGGAGAGCTTGGAGTAATTGGAATATGTATGCTCTTGTTTGGTTTTATGATTACTTCTTTAATCAAAGAAAACAAATCTCAAACAATACATATAGATGAAATACAGCAAGATTTATCTACAATGAAATCAGAACTAAATAACACAATGAGTATTTGTGTTAAGCTAATTGATTCGGTAAATGGATTTAAGACAAACGTAAATGATAAAATGGATAGAAGGCATGAAGCTTTAATGAAAGAGGTAGACGATTTATCGGATAAAATTAGTTATATGAGTGGTAGAATAAATGGTAGAGGAAATCATTAATGGACAGTTTAAAAGTATCAGGAATATCATTTGTGAATTACGGTATTCATGTGGCTGAAATCAATTTGATATTGCAATGCATTATTGGCGTAATGACTATTGTATATCTTTCATACAAAATAAAAAACGTAGGAGTTAAACATGATAGGGAAAATAATAGCTGATTGGTTATTTGATGAAGAAGTAAAAGAAGACATTATTAAAAAAGCTAACGATGCTTTTGACATACCTTTTATAAACGAAAAAACCGAACAAAAAGGCTTAGAGGCTTTATGGAAAATATTTGAAATGGTTATTCGTTCTAAACTAGCAAAAATGTCTTAGTACAATGGCGAAAAAAAAATACAAAACTCCTGCATGGCAACGCAAAGCTGGTAAAAGTCCTAGTGGTGGATTAAATGCTAAAGGTAGAGCTTCTGCTAAAGCACAAGGTAGCAATTTAAAAGCTCCTTTAAGTAAAGGAACTAGTCCTAGAAGAGTAAGCTTTGCTGCTCGCTTTGCAGGTATGAAAGGGCCAATGAAAGATGCAAAGGGTAAACCTACACGTAAAGCATTGGCTTTAAAGAAATGGGGTTTTAGTTCTGTAGCAGCAGCTAAAGCTTTTGCCAATAGACATAAAAAGAAAAAGTAGGTCGTAATGTCAAAGAAAAAAAAGAAAGGTTTGTATGCAAACATACATGCAAAACGTAAACGAATTAAAGCAGGTAGTGGTGAAAAAATGAGAAAAAAAGGTGCAAAAGGTGCACCAACTGCTAAAAACTTTAAACAAGCTGCGAAAACAGCTAAAAGAAAACCAAGAAAAAGGAAGTAGTTATGCCATACGGCAAAGGTACATATGGATCTAAAATAGGTAGACCTAAAAAGAAAAAGGGTAAAAAGAATGCCAAGGCTAGGAAAAAGAAGTAAAACAAGATTAGAGGGAGTTGATGAAAGATTGGTACATCTTCTTACTGAAGTATGTAAATACTTTGACATCACGGTTATTGAAGGAAAACGAAGTCAAGATAGACAGAACGAATTGGTGGCTCAAGGAAAAAGCAAAACCAAATTCGGAAAACACGTATTGGGAATGGCGGTAGATATAGCACCTTACGATCCTACGGTAAAAGGAAAGATAGATTGGAATGCTAGAGATGATTTTCATTACATGGGTGGCTGGGTTATGGCTATGGCAAATAAACTTGGGTATAAAATACGCTGGGGTGGAGACTGGAATGCCTCTTCTATGTTCAAAGGACAACGCACAACCAAGGACAATTCTTTTGACGACTTGGTTCACTTTGAGTTATTAGACTAATGAAACGAGCTATTGTTATACCAGATCAACACTTTCCTATTCATGACGAGAAAGCTGTGGATATAGTGTTACAGGCTATTGAGCATATACAGCCTGAAATCTTTATTAACTTAGGAGATGTTGGTGAATGGGAATCCGTTTCTGCATGGTGTTTTAAAGGAAAAAGATTACCCAATCTAGAACATCAACTTATTAACGTAGATAAAGAAATTGAAGAGGTTAATGCAGGAATAGATTTGTTTGATAAAATCCTGGATAAAGTAGACTGTAAAGAACGCTATATCCTTGCAGGAAATCACGATGAGTGGTTGGATCATTTTGTAGATAAGCATCCATATTTAAAAGGATATAATTTTAAAGAAGCTTGTAAATGGAAAGAAAGAGGATATAAGTATTTTCCGTACAATAAACCATTAAAAATAGGCAAACTTAATTTTATACACGGAGCATATGCTACTACGTATCATGCTAAAAAACACTTAGAAGCTTATGGATCTAATATTGTATATGGCCATACGCATGACATACAAAGACACAGTTTAACAAAATTAGATTCAGGTACAATAGCAGCATGGTCTATGGGATGTTTAAAAGATATGTCTCCTAGGAAAAATAAATGGTTAAAGGGCAGGTTGCATAACTGGAATCATTGCTTTGGTATTGTCACATTTTTTGATAAACCTAAAGGCAATTTTCAAATGGAACAGATTGAAATACTAAACGGCAAATGCACATTCTGGGGAAAAGAGTTTTATGCCTAAACGTATTTTACAAATAAAAGATTTTAGCGGTGGAATCAATACGTTAAAAGACCCTGCAGATATTGCTGATAATGAATTGGCAAATATTGAAAATTTAAGTGTCAAAACACAAGGGTCTATTACACCTGCTTATTTAAATACAGATGCTTCTAACAATAAAATAAGTGGATATAGCAATAATACCATTGCTACCATAAACGCAGGATACGGATTAGGGTATTTTGAAACGGATCATGTACGAGATCCAGTTACAGTTACACAAACAAGTAGCATTGGAGGGGTATATACAGTTGGAGATGGAGCTATTTCAGGCGGTACAGCTAGAACTGGGTTTGCAGTATATAGGCATAATACAAGTGGTATTTATAAAGAAATTGAATATAGAATTACCAACACACAACAAGATTTAGCAAGTTCATTTCCGATTGGTACTATATTAAAAATTGAAGCAACAGGTTTTCCAATTGGGAATGGTATAACAACATCAGGTCAAGGTATTTATTTTGTTGTAAATCATAATGGAAATAATATTATTGTAGATCGTCAAATTAACATGCGTGTTGATTCTACTACAGCAAATTTTTGGGGAGGAACATTAACAGGAACTTCATTAGGAGATCAAGTAATTTTACTTTCTAATCCTGCAGATCATAAAATTGATGTGTATTCAGCTAACTCATCTTCAAATTGGCTAAATGATGCTATTACGTTACGTTCTGATGCAACAAATATAACATCAAAAGTAAAATACTATAAAGTAGAGGATGAAATACGGTGTTGTGATACTGCAGATAAAAACGATTGTAAAATTCAATGGTACGGTTGGATACAAAGAAGGCATTTTGAGGTTTCAGGAAATGGATCTTCAACTGATACAAATACTTATACAGGTTATTATGCTAAAGACAATACATTAGCTCCTCCTACAGAAGATGATTTAACCAGTGCTTCTACTAATTCACCTGCTAATTTTACTACGTACCCTAATAGTGCAGGTACAGGTTTTGAGTTTAATATTATTACTCATACAGATGTAGATGGAACAATTTCTGCAACAACTTATGAATTGGCTTCTACATTTATTTATGATGGCAATCAAGAATCTTTACCGTTTAAGTACGCTAATACTCATACAATAGCAAGTGAAAATGATTTATGTGCTTTATCATTAAACGTAAGTGCAAAAGGGCCATATGATCCACGTATATCAGGAGGTAGAATTTATATTCGTGAGTTAGGTACAGATTCAGAATACATTATGTTACTAGACATTGATTTAACAAAAGGATGTAGAACAAAATTTTCAGATGATTATACTGAGTGGCATGATGCAGGTAGTAGTCAATATAATTGTCCAACTGCAACAGCTACTGCTAATTTTGAAGTTACCGAATTTGGTTTATTAACGTATGAAATTATTAACGGATTTTCTTCTAGTATTTTTAGTAACTATATAGGAGACCAAGGGGAATATTGGAAAGATTCTGTTGTTGCAAATAATAGAGTATTTGTTTGCAATGTAACTATAAAAGATGAAAACACAGGTATAGATAAAGAAAACGCTACTTTAAAAAAATATTCTGACAGGATTATGTATTCTATGCCCAATCGTTTTGACACATTTCCATATCATAATTATATTGAAGCCTCTAAAGGAGATGCAGATGTATATACAGCAATAGATTCTTATGGAGACAGATTGCTTGCATTTAAAAATCGTAGTGTAGATATTATCAATATTTCTTCACCAGATGATGCAAATTGGTTTTTAGAAGAAACAAAACAATACATGGGAGTAAGTTGGCATGAAGCAGTAAAACGTACTCAATATGGATTGTTATGGGTAAATGAACAAGGTTTGTTTTTATACAACGGTAATCAAATAATTAACCTAAAAGAAAACAAAATTGATAATGAAACTTGGATTGCTTTTGTTACATCTACCTCTGCTATATTGTACGATGAAAAATCATCTCTTGCTTATATTACAAGATCGTATGCAGGTTCTGCAACTGGATATACTGTTGATTTAAAAAAAGGTACTTTTGTTAAGACTACTAATTTTTTATTGGTAGCAAACAATGCATCTAATTCTGTTGATACAGAAGACAATGTTTTAATTGCATATGATGCTGGTAGCAGTATTGATATATATCAATTGTATCGAACTGAAGTAGCAAACACTTGTGATTTTCAAACAAAAGATTTTGATTTTGGAGATCCGTCTATTTCTAAAAAAGTGTATGCAATTTATGTTACGTATAAATCCGATGGTGCATTAACTAATTATTTTACATTAGTAGAAGACGATGGCACTTCTCATTCATTAAGTGGCACAATTGCTGCTTCTTCAAGTAATTATGCAACCGTTAAGCTTACTCCTAGCTCTCCTGTGACTTGCAATAAAATATCGGTTAAGTTTGATTCAAGTAGTAATGCTAGAAAATTATTTATAAACGATATTGGTATTGAGTATAGATCACTAAAAAAGAGAGCTGCTTAATGGATCGCATAGCAAGATTTATACAAAACAAAAAACAAAATAAAATACAACAAGTTAGAAATCAGCCTTCTGTTAATTCTATGCGTGAAGGAGAAGAAGTTTTGTATTTACATAAGAATGGTCAATTAATGCGATATAGAAAACAACAAGGTAAACTATGGAGCACACCTATGTCTACTGATGGAAACTTTCATATTGAAAAACAATTAATATCAGATTCTATTCAATCTAATGCTATACATGGTAATCAAGTAGATGCTCATAACTTAATATTTACTCAAGGAAAAGACTTAACAATAAGTAGTGGTGCAATAACTATTACTCATTCTCTTCATAGAATAGATACACAAAGCGGTGCTTCGTCAGACAATTTAGATAATATTAACAACGGTAAAGAAGGACAATTATTAATATTAAAAACAACAAATAGTTCTAGAGATGTAACCATTAGACATGACGAAGGAAACATATATACCAATGGAGAAAATGATATTGTATTAAACACAATTGAAGATACAGTAATGTTATTTTATTTTGGATCAAGTTGGTATCAAATTTTAAAATCAGATTCAGGAGCATAGAGAGGATATTATGTCATTAGGAAACTTATTTTTACAACAACAAATGGGTGAAACTCAAAGAAGGATAGAGGCTAAACAAGCTGATGAACAAAAACGAAGAGAACGTGCAGGATTATTTTCATCGTTTGGTGGAGGTATTGGTGGACTCTTAGGTGGACTGGCAGCAGGTGCTTTAACGGCTGGTACAGGTGGTTTAGCAGGAGCTGCTTTATTAGGATTGGGAGCTACAGGTGGATCTTTATTGGGTGCTAGAGCAGGTTTAGAATTAGGAGATGGTAGACGTGGTGATGCTGTAGGTTTAGGTAAAAATGTAGATATGTTGACTGGAAAAACAAAAGAGTTTAGTCAAACTATTAAAGATAGATATAGAAGAGATATTGATGATTTTCAAAGATCATTAAATACAAACATACTAGGACAAGCAGTAAATACAGGTTTAAAAGCAGGGGCGTTTGCATTTGCTAATCCAGCTATACAAAAAGGATTGGGTAAAGCTAGAAACTTTGTATCTGGGAATCAATTGCCTACACCAGCAACAGCAAATATAGCAGGAGCACAAGCATATCAACCTGCAGGAATGGGGTCAGATACATTGATAGGGCCAGCTAGAGCTATGCAAGCTCCTATGCAAGGGCCATCTGTTCCAAATAATTTGTTAAATATGACATCTACTCCTGCACCTTCTATGGCAGGAATGGGGCCATTATCTAATCAAGCATTTGATGCAGCATCTGCTGTTTCCAATCCTTTGTTGCCAGAATCAGTAACAAATATATTAGGTCAATCTACAAATTATGCACCTACAGTAAATCCTCAAGCATATGGAAATGCTATGAGTAGGGCAAATTATATGAGAAGTTTAGGATTGAACTTACCATCAAGTTTAGGAGGAGCAGGGTAATGCACAGACCAGATCATATTATGGATACAGGAAGATCAATTGAAACAGATGCTCTTGGAAATATCGCTGTTCCTAATCAACAAACTAATTACAACCCAACAAATCCAAATCCTTATCAATTTAATTGGGATCAAAATACTATTAATCCTTATATCCAGCAAGGAAGTCCAATTAATAATCCAGCAGGGCAAAATCAAATACAATTTTTAAGTGAACAAGGTATTACTGTAGCAGGTTTAGATGAATCTAGTTTAGCATTTTTACCTAGTATGGATAGGTTAAATACTGCATACGATAGAATGAATACTCAAGTAGGTATGGCAAGAACTGGACTTGGGTTTGATTTAGGTGCTCAACAATTATCAGGACAACAAAATTTATTGAATATGACTGGTGGTATGGGACTATCTAGTATGGGTAGTGGCTTTGGAGCACAGGGAAGAAATATGGCTAGTAATCTTGCCAATACAAACCAAGCATATCAAACAGGTTTAAATCAATCTATGGCAGGATTTCAATCGGATATATTAGGTATGCAGTATGATTATCAAGATGCTCAAACAGATTATCAAGATGCATTAACAACAGCATTAGGAAATATTATGGCATCTGGTGAAGATCATTTTAAGGTAGCGTATACTGGTAATACTGCAGGTACAAATTCAGTAAATCAAAACGGAAGTAGTGATTCAATGACAGATTATTATGATAGTCTATATGGATAAAAAATTAAATAGGAGTTTATTATGGCAGTAGATCCAGCAATGGTAGGTTTTCAAGTTGTTGATAACTTACAAAACACATTACTAAACTATGTAATGCAAAACAGAAGAATGCAGTCTCAAGAAAGACAGTTCAATACTCAAATGAATATGGAGCAAAATCGTTTAAATGAAATGGCTAGACAAGCTAATATTCGAGAAGGACGTTTGGATAGGCAGGAGCAACGTATTATAGACAGAGATAAAGCTGGAGCAGATACATTTCGTGAGTTTTTTAATGTAGAAAAAACCAAACGTGAAGCAGATAAGTATAAACGTGATCGTCTTGAGTTTATTACAAAACAAAGAAAAGATCCAATGCGTACAGACTTATTAAGCATTGGTGGCTATACTCCATATGGAGATCCTTTAGGAATTACTGGTGGTAAAAAAGAATACGAAAGACGTGTGGAAGATTTACTGACAAAAGAGTTTGAAGGTAGAAGAGGTAAGATGCCAGAAGTATCTGTTCCTACGTTACCTGATTATGGTTTTGTTCCTCAATATGCACCTGAATTGTTATCTCTATACAGACAAAACAATCCAAATAATATTCTGAATCAAGCACAATTAAATCAATTATTACAGAGGTTGGGAGGATAGAATGGATCCATATCAAATAGTACAATTAATAGAACAGTATAACGAAAATCCAGATAGGTATACCGATGAAGAAGCAGAGTTTATAGCTCAACTTGCTCAAGGTATGAATACTAGATTTGTAAGAGAAAGCAAACCGATACAAAAAGGATTATTTGATTTAGTAGATACGGCTGCATTTGGTTTAATACCAGATAAGTTTCGTCCTACTACTAGAGGTGAAACTGTATTTGGAGATACAGGAGAAGAAGAACTAGCTAGTCTTCTTGGCTTAGTAGGAGGTGGAGTAGCTGGTGGTGTTGGTTTAGTCAAAGGTGGCAGAGGCCTTATAAATCGTTTTAAGCGTGGCAAAAAAAGTAGTGAAAATAACTTACTTCAATTAACTGCACCTAACCGACGTACAAAAACTTATAATCATGATGAAGAAATGTTTTATTATGATGAAATGCCTAGATTATTGGATTCTATGGGTTATTAATAAATGGCATCACAATACGAAGCGTATAAAGTACGTGAGCTAGTTACTGCGTATAGATCCAATCCTACTATGTTTACAGATGATCAATTGGATCAACTGGAAGAACTAGCATACAATAATGACATAGACTTTAAAAGAATCAATAGTGATTTTAATTTAAGCAGAGCTGTACGGAATGCATTTGCAGGAGCTGTAGAAGGGTTTACTACTTTTGATTTAATTCCTGAAACACCTCGTAATACAGGTGAAGCTATTTTTAGACAGATCGGTCATCTAGTTGGATTTGCCCCAGGAATTGCAAAAGCACCTATCTTAGCAGCTTCTAAGGTAGCAAGACGAATTACAGGAGATACAACTCGTAATCGTTTTACTCAAGCTGCATTAGATCATATTGATATATTGGCTACAAAATCTGTACCCATGCAGTTTAGTAGAGCAGGACAATACGGCTTGGGTAGAGTATTGGAAAAAACAGGCTTAGAATCTGCAGGTTTTTTACAAAGGGGAACTGTAGGTAGGCAAATAGCAGATGAAGCCGCAGGACTAGGATATGCGAGTGCTATTAGTAATATATGGAAAGGTGAAGATGCAGTCATGGATGGTTTTATTGGTGGAGCGATTGCAGGGGGAGCATTTGGTGGTATTGGTAATTTTGTTAGTCTAGGCAATTTATATAAAGGCACACCTCAACAAGTAGAAAGAGCCAATCAAGTTTTACGTGCAGGAGTAGGTTCTTTGGTTACTGGACTTCCCAGTACCTTAGCAGATGAGCCTACAGAAATGCAGTTATATAATTATTTATTGGGTGGCTTTTTTGGATACAAAACAAGACCTGCAGTAGATAGAGAAGCATCTACATGGTATAACAAAGATCGTAATCCTGCAGAAAATTTTAGACCAGAGGAATCAAAAGATTGGAATAGTATGAGCAAAGAAGCTCAAGACTATATTCGATATGAGCACCCTATGGGATATGAGTCTAGCAACAACCAAGCTGGTGGGAGTGCTGGAATAGCATTTAAGTATTTAAATAGAAAGGCACAAGAAGCTGGACAGAACATAAACTGGCGAGATAGAGCTATACAGTTTTTTAATCAGAGCGATAGAGATTATACAGAAAGAGATATACTAGATTATTATCGTCAAAAAGCGATGCAACAATACAATCAGAATCGTAAAGTATTAGACGATGCTGTTGTATTTAGAAACAACGTATACAATAGTGAACAGCTAGACAGAATGGATATAGCTGAACGTGATCGTATTCGTTTAAAGAATACTTCTAAAAAGCTATTTAAACAATCCGATAAGTTTCCTACCCACATAGATGTTACGGTTGCTATAGATAACCTTGCTAAAGGATCAAATGGCAATAAAGAACAGTTTATGCTAAACATACAAGATACTTTTGGCAAGAAAGCAATTACTCAAAAGATAGACAGAGAATTGCGTTCATGGTTTGATGACAAGTTAAACATTATGCAACCAATAGATTTGCCAGTATTGGACGTAAGTAGTGGTACAGGTAGAATAGATATTGAAACTAATAAGCGTATTCAAGATGTAACAATACGAGAAAAAGCTCCTATACTACCTATTCAGAAGTTAGCACCTGAAGCTGATATACGTTATCTGACTCATGTTGTATTGGATAATCAAACGCCTGTTAAGTTTTTGCAACAAAGTTTAAATAGAGATAACAAAATAGAATATGCTTTAGGGCAGGATGATTTATTGCTACTTAAAAATGTTTTAGCAGAAAACAATAGGTATATTTTTAGTCCTAACAAAGATAAGCTTACTGGATTTACCAGTAATTTTAGAGATGATAATTATACATTAGATGACATATTTAATATTTTTACTCGTAGTGGATTATCGTTAGAAGAAATACAGCAAAAATATCAAGATGCTTTAGAATTACAGTATGATATGGTAGGTAGCAGATCGGATGCTGTAGCAAATTTATTTCAACGTGAGTTTATATCCAATGTAGTTACAGAGTCTCAATTAGAAGGTATACCTGTAGAAGAAAGCTATCGTTTTATACAGGAAGATTCTCCATATTTAAAGAACGTAATTGATTTTAATAAACGTATGCAGTTACCTACTGCACGTTTTAATTATATGGAACCAGCTAGTTTTAAAGATGTAGCTGGAACTAATAATGGAGAAACTTACAATATTATATTATCTCCTGATTTAGATCTAGCTAATCAAGATGGTCATTCTTCAATTAGAAACGATCATTTTGATGCTAGGGTAACATCTAAAGGATTGGATAAAAAATTAACAGGATTTGATAAACCTGTCGTATTTACAAG